TATCGCAAGATGAGCCGCCCTAATTGCAGTTACTCAAGCTCCGCAGGTGGTACTGTTGCTAATGTGGGTGACAATGATGTAGACACGTACTGCCAGCAAACCTCCGCAAACGGTAACATTTCAGCCAACTTTGGGACAAACAACCCAATCTATGCTGGCTCAATTGGTATTTTGCCCTACATTGCAGGTGGTGGAAGCGCGACTTGGACGCTGACGCTCGAGTACTCGACTGATAACAGCACTTGGACGACTTTGGAGAGTTTGGGTGCGGTGACGGTGACGGATAACAAGTGGCTTTGGACGGATATAAACCCGGGGCAGGACGTCCAGTACTACCGCGTCCGTATCAGTGGTGGCTCCACCCTCGCTTTGCGTGAGTTCTACGTTGGAAACAACTCAACCGAGATCACCATGTCTCGCTTGAACCGCGACGACTACACCAACCTGCCAAACAAGAACTTTACGGCTAACCAGCCCTTCCAATTCTGGTTTGATCGCACGATTCCTCAGCCCACGCTGTACTTGTGGCCCGTCCCCAGTGATCCGTTTGTCCAAATTACCGTGTGGTACAGCAAACAGATCATGGACGTGGGTGCTCTGACTGATGAGTTGTACATCCCCACGAGGTGGTATGAGGCGACGCTGATGATGTTGGCGCATAGGATGTCGCTGGAGTTGCCCGGTGTCGACATGGAGCGCATCAAGTACCTCGAAGCTCAAGCCAAGGAGTACTTGATCTTGGTTGAGCAAGAAGAGAGAGATCGAAGCCCAATCTATCTGGCGCCGAATATTTCCGTTTACACAAGGTAAGCGATGCCAGTCTTTCTCGACACTCGTGGAAATGCTACTTTATCGATAGCGATCTGTGATCGTTGCAAGATGAAGCGCGCCCATGACGAGATGAGACCCGATCCGAATTTCCCGGGGCTCCAAGTCTGTGGGCAAGGCTGTGCAGATGAGAAAGATCCCTATAGACTTCCAGCTCGAAAAACTGAGAGAATAACGATCAGATTCCCGCGTCCTGACGTGAGCGTCGCCGCCAATGACAACAACATTGTTACGACACAAAACGGTATCACTGGTGGTAGCTTTATCATCTCGACTGAGGGCAATACTCAGACGCCTCAAAATGACGGTAACAATGACCAACTGAGCCCATAATATGTCCGCACAAGTAACGATCACACAATTACCAACCGCTGGCGCAATTACGGGCTCGGAGCTCGTACCTATTGTTCAGAATGGGCAGACTGTACAAACAACTACGTCTGCTATTTCGTCTTCGCCAAACCAAACATCTCAGTACTTAACTGTTATCCAAACCCCTCTGCTACCTAACAGCCGTGCGCTGTCTGGCGGTACTGGTATTGGTTTAGTTGACGGTGGCGCTCAATCTACCCTTCAGATCACTTTAAATGGGGTCTCAGGAAGCCTTGAAACGGCGTCTAACGGGATTATTGTCAAATCTAGTGGCTCAGTAGTCTCTCGTACTTTGATAGCCACTGGGAGCGGTTTAAACATCTCCAATGGTAGTGGTGTATCAGGTAACCCAACATTCTCTCTAACTGGTGTTGTTGCTTCCGTAGCTGGTTTGTCTGGCTCAGGTATGCTTGCGCTGACTGGTGGGGGAACGACTGTGTCTGGTCGTGACTTGACTGGTACGGCGAATCAGATTGATGTAGCTAACGGAAGTGGTGCCTCGGGTGCGCCGACGTTCAGTTTGGCGAGCAACGTGCAGTTGCCCGGTACCTCGGGCATGACCATCCCCAAGGGAACCTCTGCCCAGCAACCCGTTGGAGCTGATGGTCAGTTCCGCTTTAACACCACCACCTCCACCTTTGATGGCTACGCCGCAGGTTCTTGGAGACAGTTCTCCCTTGCTGGTGGTGTGACGTCTTTCAGCGCAGGCGGTACAGGTCTTACACCTTCCACTGGCACTTCTGGTGCTGTTGTTCTAGGTGGGGTCTTAAACGCCTCTAGCGGCGGTACTGGAGCTAATGGAACGCTGACAGGTTATGTGTATGGAAATGGTACTGGCGCGATGACTGCCAGCACCACAATTCCTAATGCTGGACTTGCTAACAGCTCGATCACCATCGGGTCTACCTCTGTGTCTTTGGGCGGAACGATTACCACATTTGCTGGTACATCAATTTCTGGCTCAACCAACACTTTGAGCAACATTGGCAACAGCTCGCTTACAAACAGCTCCATCACAATCAATGGATCTTCTGTTAGTTTGGGTGGATCAGTCACCGTAACAGCTACAGCAACAAATGCACTAACCATCGGAACAGGTTTGTCTGGTACGTCCTACAACGGATCTTCCGCTGTCACGATTGCTATTGACTCAACTGTTGCGACCTTAACTGGCACTCAGACGCTGACAAACAAAACGATCAGTGGTTCATCTAACACTCTGACGAATATTGCCAACGCAAGCTTGACTAACTCGTCTGTGACTGTCGGAACGACAGCAATTGCTTTGGGTGCATCTAGCTTGACGCTGGGTGGTTTAACCTCTGTGGCTGTGACGCAAGATCCAGTGTCAGCATTACAGCTAACAACCAAGCAGTATGTGGATGCAGTAGCCCAAGGGTTAGACCCAAAAGCATCTTGCGTTGCAGGGACTACCATAAACATTACCTTATCTGGTGCGCAAACTGTTGATGGGGTTGCCTTGGTTGCGGGTGATAGGTGTTTGGTAAAAAACCAAAGTACAACGGCAGACAATGGTATTTATGTTGTTTCTGCAAGCGCTTGGACTCGTGCAACAGATATGGACACTTGGGCGGAAGTCCCCGGCGCGTTCACCTTTCTGGAGCAAGGAACAACTCAAGCCGATACAGGTTGGGTATGTACTTCCAATGCAGGTGGAACAATAGGCGTTACCGCTATTACATTTGTGCAGTTTGCTGGTGCTGGAACTTACTCCGCTGGAACTGGTCTTACCCTCACAGGTACACAGTTCAGCATCTCGAACACAGCGGTGACTGCTGGTGCCTATGGATCTGCTACCCAAGTTGGTACGTTCACTGTCAACGCTCAAGGTCAACTGACCCTTGCAGGCAACACCACAGTCACCCCAGCGGTAGGTTCTATCACTGGTTTAGGTACTGGTGTAGCAACTGCTTTAGCGGTCAATGTAGGCTCTGCTGGCGCCTTTGTGACATTTAACGGCGCATTAGGTACACCAAGCTCTGGTACGGTTACCAACTTGACGGGTACAGCATCAATTAACATTAACGGAACTGTTGGTGCTACGACACCTACAACGGGCGCATTTACTACTGTAGCCGCAACAACAGTAACGGCAACAACTGGCATCTTTGGAGGAACATTCTAATGGCACAAGCAGGCTACACGCCCATATCTCTCTACTACAGCACCACAGCGGCGGCTGTACCTCTAGCGGCAAATCTTGCGCAAGGTGAATTGGCAATCAACATCACCGACGGCAAGCTGTATTACGAGAACAACTCTGGTGTTGTGACGTTGCTAGCTTCAGCCGCTGGTTCTCTTGGCGATGTGGTTGGCCCAGCCTCTGCCACTGATAACGCTCTGGCAAGATTCGACCTCACCACTGGCAAATTGATTCAGAACTCTGTTGGCATCTTAAGCGATGCAGGCATTCTGACTGGTTTGACTGGCATCACATCCTCTGGTTCTATTACATTCTCAAGTTTAACCTCTGGTCGAGTTCCTTATGCATCTACAGGTGGCTTGCTGACTGACTCTGCCAATCTGACATTCAACGGAACAACATTAACCGCCAACACCATCGGAGCATTTACTCTTGGTGGAACAATTGCTGGTGGCGGCAATCAGATTAACAACGTAATCATCGGAACAACTACCCCGCTGGCTGGTGCTTTTACAACCCTGTCAGCATCTAGTTCTGTAACCCTCTCCGGAGGCACAGCCAATGGAGTAACCTATCTCGATGGTTCAAAGGTTCTGACAAGTGGCTCTGCGCTTACTTATGATGGGACTAAGTTAAATGTTATAGGTTCAGCATCAAATCAAGTTAATTTTTCTGTAACTGCCACAAGTTCTGATTTATTTAGAGTTCAACCACAGGCATCAGGTACAGGCGTATATTTACAAACTACAGATTATGCTCAAACAGCCTATGCACCCATGGGCTTTTATGCAACCGCTTTTACATTTAATGCTGACGCAACTATCAATGGCGTAAATGTCGGCAAGGGTGGTGGTTCGGGTTTATACAACACGCGAGCTGGTTCAGGGGCTATGTCCTCTTTGACAACTGGGGCGCAGAATTCGGCTTTTGGAACAAGCGCATTAACGTCTACAAATTCAGGCTCAAACAACGTGGGTTTTGGTAGAGCAACTTTACTGTTAAACACATCGGGTGGAAACAATACCGCAATTGGAACGGATGCACTTTTCAATAACCTCTCAGCATCTGACAACACTGCTGTTGGCTATCAGGCGGGTTACTCAAATACCACAGGAATTGATTTAGTAGCAATAGGTACAGGTGCGGCTCGTACCACACAAAACGATGCTGGCAACATGGCTATTGGTACAAATGCCTTGTACACAAACAATGGTGGTATTGGAAATACTGCAATTGGAACTCAGCATTCAGGCTCAGGTAATGCCGCTTTGTACGCCAATACAACTGGTTCATACAACACGGCTGTTGGTACAAGTGCATTACGAACAAACAGTAGTGGCACTAACAATACAGGCGTTGGCTATCAGGCTCTTTTTGCTTCTAATGGTGCATCTTTAACTGCTTTAGGTACTAGGGCAGGTTTAACAATTACAAGCGGTGGTTTTACAATTGCAATTGGTGCTAATTCTATGGGTGCTAGTGCGGGAGTTACAGGCTCATACAACACCGCAATTGGTAACTCCTCACTAAACATTGTTACTTCTGGCAATAGAAACGTTGGTATTGGTAACGAAGCACTAGCAGGGCTTACTTCTGGTGTTTGTAACGTAGCCATCGGTAGTTACAACAATGCTGGCGGCGATGCTGTGATGGTAACCAACACTTCAGGTTCGTATAACGTAGCGGTTGGTAACGCGGCTTTGAGTAAAAACGTATCAACATCGTACAACACCGCTTTAGGGTATCAAGCGTTATATAACAATGTAATTGATAACAACACCGCCTTGGGTTATCAGGCTGGATACAACGTAACCTCTGGCGGCGCAAACGTGGCTGTTGGCACTCTTGCAATGTCCACTGGCCCTGTCACTGGCTACTACAACGTGGCTATTGGTGGCGGCAGGGTCGGTGTTGTGCCCGCCCCCTTGCAAAACTTGCAAAACGGCAGTTCAAATATTGCAATTGGTTCGGCGGTTTTGTATACCAACGTATCTGGTAGTTCAAACATTGGTATTGGATATAACGCGCTTCAAGGTACAACAGCAAGTTACAACACTGGTGTTGGTGATGCGGCCCTTCAAGCCAATTCCTCTGGACAGTACAACGTAGCGATTGGTTCATCTGCTCTCACCAGCAACACCACAGCATCTAACAATACAGCAGTAGGTTACCAAGCGGGTTATCAAAGTACCTATGGTGCTAACAACACGTTAATTGGCTACCAAGCGGCGTACAACATAAATCCTGCATCTTTAACAGATATGTATATTGTTGCAATTGGTCACCGAGCAGGCTATCAAAACACAACAGGTACAAATAATACTTATGTTGGCGGTTTAGCAGGGCCAAACACAACTGCATCTACTGGCTCGTACAACACAGCACTTGGTTATGCGCCTTTGTATAAAAATACTAGTGGTGCGAACAACGTAGCCATAGGTTCTATTGCGGGTTCTTATTCGCCTTTAAATGAAAACACTAGTGGTTCAAATAACATTGCAGTGGGTAACGGTGCGCTTGCTCAAAGCAGTACAGCATCTAGCATAACTGCTGTTGGCTACCGTGCAATGTACTCGCACAATACTGGCGGTGATATGTATATCACAGCAGTTGGTATATTTGCAGGCGGTAATGCAACTAGTTCACAGTACTTGACTGCAATTGGTGCTTACGCAGGTTATTACTCCACTGGTTCTAACAACATTACAATTGGATATTCGGCAGGATATACAATGTCTTCGGGTACTAACAATACCTATGTTGGAAATAATGCTGGCCCTACTAATGGGGGATATTTTTCAGGCGGTTCAAATAACGTAGCATTTGGCTTTTCTGCATTAACTAATCTTTCAAGCGGCGGACAGAATGTTGCGATTGGTCGTGATGCTTTAGCCGCTAACACCACCGCATCTAATAACATTGCTGTAGGCTATCAGGCAATGTACGTTAATCTTACTGGAGTAAATAGCGTAGCGCTTGGTTATCAAGCCTTGGCAGGAAACCTTTCAGGCAACAATAACACCGCTGTAGGCTATCTAGCAGGAAGTCAAAGTACTGCTAGTATTTACAACGTATCACTAGGAGATAGGGCTGGCTATAACATAACAGGAAATTACACAACGGCAATTGGTTCGTTAACAGGTTATATCAATGCCAACTCAAATAACGGAAACACTCTTGTTGGTTATGCCGCTGGGTATAACTCATATGGAACTTCCAATACGTTTGTTGGTGCGGCAACTTCTGGAGGTGGTGGTTGCGGTGAAGCCATGACTAGTGGTAGTAAAAACACCATCCTTGGCGCATATAGCGGCAACCAAAGTGGCTATGACATTCGCACAGCAAGCAACCGTCTTGTGTTGTCCGATGGTGATGGGAATATTAGTTTTGTAGGAACAAATTTAACATCAACTCGGTGGGTTGCAAACGATGGGAATTATTTTTATCCAGCAACGGATAACGCAATTGCTTGTGGCTTTTCATCTTTACGTTGGTCTGTTATCTATTCGGCTACCGCCTTAATTAACACCTCAGATGCAAATTTAAAACAAGACATTGCAAGCCTTGATGATGCTGAAAAGCGTGTGGCAATTGCAATTAAATCACTCATTAAAAAGTATCGTTTTAAAGATTCTGTGGTTGAAAAAGGTGATGCCGCCCGTATTCACGTTGGCGCTGTTGCACAAGAGGTTCAAGCCGCATTTGTTGCAGAAGGTTTAGACGCTTCTCGATATGCTTTGTTTTGCTCAGACACTTGGTATGAAGTTGATGGAAAACAAGCGCAAGATTTAAAAGACGCATACACAGCGGAAACTGAAGGCGCAATTAAAGTCACACGGCTTGGCTTGCGATACGATGAACTCTTGGCATTTGTAATTGCCGCACTTTAACTAACTGAAAGGTAAATCATGGCAACCACTTTTACAACTCGCATTACAGCAATGTACACCCTGCAACAGCCTGACCCTAACTATGTGGTCAATGCTTTGTGGGAAGTCACTGGCGTAGATGGCACTTACACTGCCTCTATCGGTGGCAACACGCAGTTCAACTCTGCTGACCAA